GTAATTATATATTATAATCTTCTTTTCTGAGCTTTTTAACGAACATATCTAGTTCTTCTCTGGCTTCCCAGAGGCGTATTTTTATATTATAAGTGTCTTCATTTCTATTTTTATCTTCTTGTAGACTGTCTACAACCCTACGCAAAAAGTCTAACTCTGCATTTTGCGCGGGGTGTAATGATTTTAGTCCCATTTTGCTTTACCCTTTAGAACAATAGCATTACCTACAATGCCAGTTTCAGCATATCTTGTGGCTTCTTTGTTCCAGGGTAGATTAAGCAACAGACCTTCCTCATTGACCAAGACTTGAATATCTGGGTCACTTGGAGAGTGTACCATTTCAACAATTCCGCCCACAATTTCTTGAGCTTGTTTTAACGTTGGTTTTGATTCTAATGTATCAAATACTTGTAACATTTTATTTCCTTTCGTTTAATATGGGATTATTAACACATACTCCCATTGTTGTCAATGATTTTCTCTTGCAGTTCTAGCCTCATAAATACCTTGAGACATTGGGCCATCTTTAGTTCCTAACCACTTTTTAGGACCAGTTTGAGTAAATTTATAAGTCTTTATACGATCCATATTTAAAAGCATTGTTATAGTATTTTTAATTGTAGTATCACCAACCTCTTTTAACTCAAGAACAAATGGCTCTGAGGACGAACTAATACGGAGTTCCTCAAATGCTCCATCATCACCACCACCTTTAGTGACAGCCATGCCATTTTCTTCACACATAGCAATAAACTGATACATATATTCAAGACGCAACATTACGGTAGATGATAGAGCTAGGTTTCTAATGTCCACAGACCTATCTTCGAGAAGACCAGTATTTGAGTTTCTTATAAAATGCCTTATGTCTCGATTAGCAGGGCCATTAGACTTAACAACGGCTCCATCAAATACTGCGTTTCTACTGTATGTAACACCGAGGTCTTTACACCGCTGACGCCCCATCTTTTCATCTACTTGCCAAACGCTGAACGCACAACGTACACCATCCACAATCGCTGACGTACCTCTGATTAGATTACGAGCCTGTTCGGGTGTTGTAATCACGTCGTTGTCTCTAATCTTAGCCATATGGTGGTTAACCATCACAGTCGCACCAGTTTCTGTGGCTAACTGTGCAAGCATCCCCATGAAAGCAGCACCTGCCGCTGGGTCAGCATTAATATCTGCATGGACAAAAGATGCCATTGGATCTGCAATGAATAGAGCCAGGTTATCTATTTCTAGTATCTGCTCATACAGACGTTCAAATTCTGGAGCCATGATGTATGTATTGTCTATTTTCTGCATCATTGGAAACACACCGCCAAGGTTTGGCAGCGGCAATACACGCAAATCGTATTCGTAATTGTTTCTATTAGTTAACGGATCAAGTCTTTCAATACGCCTGTGCAGCTCATCCTTATCATCTTCCGCTGACATCAATACAACATTGCCGTGATTAGCTACAAAGCCACCAAAGGAACTTTGCATTGATTCACCAGATGCAACCTTCATTGCGAGATCTAAAGTCATCATACCTTTACCGCTATCACCAGCGGCTGCAAACACAACTGGAACGCCAAGAGGTATTGTATCTGCAATTAAAAACCTTTGCTCTGGAGCAGAACCAACAAACATATTGGAAACAAGTAAACTTTCATCACGCAATGAAATGTTTTGTTTTGTTTTGTGCTGTGGGGCATTCAGAAAGTTACTGACATCAAATCCCTCAGAGATAGCATCAGAGGCGTCCCATTTGTCCGGCTTTCCCCTTGGAGGTGTTAGCATTGTGACAGAGGTGGCTCCCGCCTTTGTTGCTAGGTCTTGTATTAATTTAGCCACCTTGATGCCAGCACTATCGTTATCAGGCCATAGGATAACTTGCTTGCCTTGTAACGGAGAGAAGTCATAGCTTGGTGCGGATCTAACGGAAAGCATACCTGCACCCCCTAAATGGCATGTAGCTGTGTGACCCAAAGCGTTTAGATCATCTGCACATTTCTCACCTTCCACCCATATGATACGCTCGGCTTCTAAGATGCCTGGTATATTATATAGAGGTCTTGTTTCTGGCATTTTAGGAAACGTACTGTTGCCAGAGAACTGACGGAATTCTTTTTTAGCCTTACCATCGCTGCCTCGAATAACTTCACCACTTTGATCCCTAGAGATGTATCGCCTAACAAGACAGATGATCTCACCTTCGCTAGATGTATAAACGTGTTCACCATCGTGCGGAGTATTGGCATCAATCTGCATCTTTTGAGGCTTTGGACTTTCATCATTAAGACTTAAGTTAACAGGATTTTCTGGTGGTTGTGGACGAAACTCTGGACCTAAGTAATCAGCAAAGTATTCAGATACGTCTTGCAACGTCATGCCTCTTCCTTCCATCATAATCTTTGTAATACCGCCAACACCTTCGTGGGTACTGAAATCCATACCCTGCATGAAATCAGCTCTGTTTAGATCAACGGATATCTTTAATGATTTACCTTCTTCTCCACTTAAAGATCCAATTTCAAACTGTGTACCTCGCATTATCCCATTGGGATATGTATCAACTAATGCTCTAAGCTGTACTGATCTTGGTACTCTATCACTAATATCATCTGCTAGATTTTTTGATTTTGTATTACCAATTCTAACTACACCCATTTTTACCACCCACGTTTATATTTTTATTTTTATTAATCCCAACACGTATTCTGAAAATCACAGAACCTACACAAAAAGAAATCTTTGCTTTGTGCAATGCGTGGTAGAGTTTCACCTGATTTTATAGCGGCTAATATATTTACTGCTTTATCACTTGCGGATTGAGCGAGATGCTTATCAAACGGAACTAATTCATAATAAATCTCGCTCGTATTTTTATTAACAACCGTAAATAAACATGGATTTTCTTCTAGATCCATGTACGCCTGGTACAAAGCTATCTGAGTTGCGTAAACCTTATTGGCCTTTGCAACACCAACTTTAACAAATTCTTTAAACTTTCTGTCGTTTGCTGATTTGTTTTCCCATAAGAACGGATAGTTCATAGATACTGACCCATCACAAATAACGCCATCTATGTGACCTTTTATCTGGTCATCTGCTATTGAAAAACCAAACTGCTTACCATCTGTGTCTTCTGTTCTTAAATCAAACTTTGCATCTCTTAACCACTTTGCAGCGTAGTCCTCAATCTCATGCCCAAACTGAAAGATACGCAATGTCCTAGCACTGAACTCTTTTTCTTTGTCAGACGGATAGCCCATAAACCTGTACTGAATTTTTCTTGAGCATTCATCACCTACAGAAGAAGCACCTAAGTATTTTCTTTTTGGCTTCTTACTATTAGCTTCAACAATTGCTTCATCAACAGCAAACTCAATGTGATCAATAGTGTTTTTAAAAGGGGAGACTGGTGGTTGCGGTCTGGCCAGTTGACTCATAGTAAATGTCTTCGAGTTTTCCAATAGTTATCTCCCCTTCGATTCTTTGAGCATTTTGCAACCCAAAGATTAATGTTTGAACTTGTTTTTCAGTTAAATCGCACAATCTTTTTTCCCAGCCGATAGCATTAAAAATTAATGACAGCTCTTCTATAGGTTTTCTTGGATCTGAATACATATCTCTCCCCTAATGTATTTTTTTGTTTTTATGGTCATGGCTGTATAAATCCATAACTCTTTTTATCTTATCTTTATCAACTTCGTGGTTCTCAAAAAGTAAATTTATTGTTCTGTCTGACTTCGTTCTTATGTAGGCTATGCCAAACAAAACTATTTTATCTAAATCAATTAAATCATCTGTATGATTGTCTACAATTTGAGTTGCTGCTTTATGTACTTGCACTTCATCATTTGGATTATCAGCCCAACAAATCATATCATATTCTTCTGTGCTAACCTCCCCAACTTTGTTTTCCAACGCAAATAATATAGACATTTCAAATCTTGGCATTACTCTTCCTCTGTTGCCATTTCTCCACCTAAACTTGCGTAGCCTATTTTATCTACCCAGGAGTCTTGATGATCCATAGTTTCTAATAATCTACAGGTCTTTGTCCAATCCATCATCAACGTAATATGCGCTGGTGTCAAATCACCGTGACTTTTCACTGCTGCTTGAGCGATAATATTCCAACCGCCAGCAATGCGTTCATGGTTAATTTTTACATCTCCATAGATATTTGCCCTGTCACCATTGATTAATTCTTTAGCTGAATTAATTAAATCGTTTCTATTCATGATTGATTTCCTCCACCATTTCATCAATGTCATCCTTGTTCCAAAGATAACTCAACCAACAGGCGGCTTTATATTTTGTCCATGAGAAATCAAATGCAAAAACTTCCACACCATTTCTTTTTAACAATGCAAGTTGTTTATCTGTGGCCCTTTCATTAAGCCATCGTTTGGACTTGTTGGCTCCGCTACTGTCTTCAATCTCTCGCATAAAGTCATCGGCTGCTGACATAGCCTGTACCTTTCCTCCAATAGCCACTGGTCGCATTTTACGTTTGTTCTTGGCCTTAACTAGCCCAATGGATGTGTCTCCCACTGTACCTACCACTCCAAAACCGTTAAACCCCATTGCCATTAAGCAAGAACCGTTGCCAAATATATCCATCCACAAAAATGGCGATAGTTCCATTAAGTCATATTCAGTCAATGTGAAGTCAGCTAGCTCAGACTTGGCAATGCCCTCAAAACCATGACCACAGTTAGGACACACTCTTGAGCTGGCTGGGATAATAAAATCGCACTCTGGACATTCTTTTGTTGGTGCCTCTGCGTTTGGGTCTTTTGGTCTTCCATCAAGATTAGCGGCTTCATCTAAAGCTCCATGCTTTAAAATGCTAGTGCCAAAGTCTAAAACAACACAGTCTTTTTTAATCTGGCCTGGATAAATCTCAGGGTCTATTATTCTCAGACCTCGACCAATCATCTGCACCATTGTGGATTTGTATGAACATGGTCTGGTTAAGATAATGCATGACACTGGTGGGGCGTCAAACCCTTCCGTTAATACTGCTACGTTCACCACGACTTGAACATCGCCAAACTCTAAATCATACAGGATTTGCCGTCGCTCTGCTTTTGGCGTTTCACCAATAACCATTTTAGCATTTACATCATTTATAAGAAAAATTTCTAAAACACCTGCGGCATGATTTATAGTTGAACAAAACACAACAGTTTTTCTATTCCCTGCGCGTTCTTTCCATTCGTGAACCACACGTTCATTAATGACGCGCTTGTTCATAATTGCCTCGACTTCTTCCATATCGAAGTCGTTACCTTTTCGTTTTACGCCATCTAAAGCTTCTGCAACACCACAATCAATAACGTATGCTTTTGGCGGCACTAGAAATCCTTCACGGATTAATGTATTTAATTCAATCTGATGTGAGCAATTATTAAAGACCTTGCCCAGACCCTTTCCATCTCCACGATTAGGAGTAGCCGTGAACCCAACAACCTCAACATATTCGTTGTCTTCTCGAACTGCATCAATTATCTTTTGATATGTTTGAGCGGCAGCATGGTGGCTTTCGTCTATGACAACCATATCAAATTTAGGTCGGTTTCGTAAGTTGGCATCCCTAGA